CGCTCGGGCATAATCCGAGGCGACGGTATTAACGCCATGGTGCCTAAGATTCGAAAGGTCTACGATAACGAAACGTGGAAGATTCGTAGACTAGCTCGAAATGAATCGGTGACGGCACATAGGGCAGCGATAAGTTATAGCGCGCAAGAGTCGGAAGTAGTTAAGTGGGTACAATTTCACCACGGTGATAATAATACGAAAGAGTGCGTCGCCTTAGCTAACGAGGATAGGTACGGCGAAGGCAGGGGCGTATTTAAAACGACCGATACGGATATATGGATGCCTCACGTAAATTGCACGAGCTATACGACGTATATCCTAGACGAAAGGTGGTTATGACGGATTGATAAACGAAGGCGATATCGATTTCATACGGAATAGCTTAGACGATATATACACGCATAGAGAACGTCCTGTCACCGTTAAATATTTCGAAATAGAGTACGATCCTTTGACCGGAGTAGAAATCGGAAGGACGGAATCAACGCGCGAAGTTAGCGCCGTCGTAACCGAACTTTCGAAGGGTGAGCGGGCTAATATGCGTGAGTATGAAAACGGAGTCTATATCGAGCAAGGCGATATAAAAGCGGATATCAAAATCGAGCAAATCGAGGACATAGCGAGCAAGATAACGCAGATGAGTCATAGCGGTAGGGAATTTGAGATTCTTTCGTATGTTCGAAAGGGTATCGGCGAGCGCAATCGCTATGAATTGACGGGTCGTGAGTTGACGTGAATTTAAACGTTAAAGTACAAGGTTTAAACGAGGTCATGAAGGATTTTTCCTTAGCGGGAGTCAAGGCGCAAGGACGTGCCGATAAAGTTACGGAAACATATGCGCGAAAGATGGCGAATGAGGCAGGGGCGAGAGCTCCGGTAGATACAGGCGACTTGCGGGCGAATCTTATCGCAAGTCCTAATCGGGTAAAAGCGGGTACGTGGGAATTTGGCGGAACATTGCCGTATACCCGTCGACAAGAATACGAGCATCACTCGAAAAAAGGATTTATCCGCAAGTCCGTATGGGATAATCGAAATGACTATCGCGACGCCTTAAAGCGCGAGGTGACTAAGCGATGAATATTCGACTGTATAACGCTATCTATTCCTTACAACGATTCTTCGACGATAATTTAGGCGTTAAAGCCGATTGGATTTATGACGGATACGAGTACCCTAGCGAGCGACCGTTTATCACTATCGAAGCATTGACGGATGAACGCACGATACTTTCAAAGGGACGCGAATCCGTCCAAGTTATCGAGCATCTTCAACTAAGTTATTACGCCAAGAATATCGTTGATAGAACGAATCGAGCCGAGGAGATAGCGGATTTATTAACGTTTAATAAAGTACCGTATTACACGGAGGAATCAGCCCAGCAACCAGCGGGCTATTTTTTATGCGAAGTTACGGCAGTTGTTCCGATACCTGCCGATGACATAACAAGACATTCGGAATATCACCGCGTCCATTTTGACGTGGAAATCGAAAATATTAAAAGGAGATGGTGACGGATGGCAATCGAATATAAAGGCGAAGAAAAGCTATTTGTAGTCGAAATTGAGGACGAAACTAGTGGCGCTGCTCTTATTAGACCGTTTAACCAAACGGGTGGGAGCGTTAATATCGCGGCGGATGCCGTAGAACTTTCGACGAAGGACAAGACCGGATCGGATTACGGAGCGGTGACGCAAGAGGTATCGCTTGAGGGAATCCTAACGGAGGGTGACCCGTTCGAGAAAGCGATGAAAAAGAAAATCCGCAATAAAGAATTCGTTAAAATTTACGAAGTAGATACGCGTACCAAAGAAGCGGAGTACGGGATGTATATGATATCGGCGTTTGACCGCGAATATACTCACGGCGAATTTGCTACGTACTCATTAACGGGCTCGCTTAACGGAGACGCTGTCGAAGAGACGTTGACGGAAATTCCGGAAGGGGCGCCTACTAGTGAGCAGGACGATGACGGTGGGGGCGGAGTAGAAGGATAATACGGGCGGATAACACCGCCTTTCTTTTATTTACGAAAAATTAAGGAGTGAATATTTATGGTAACTTTCGAAATTGACGGCAAGGAGTACGAATTAAAACTTACTTATAAATCGATTAAATATTTAAACGGACTATTCGAAGGAGGTTCGTATGAGCTTATCGGAAAGGCGATTCAAGGCGATTTGGAGTCGTTTCCAAAAATCGTGCATGCGGCGCTATTCCACACCGACGAAAATTACGCTCTTAACACGGTCGAAGGGCGTATCGAAGATTTAATCGACAATGGCGAACTATCTCTCGAAGACGTAGCGGATATTTGCGACAAGGTGGTAACGCAAAGTTTTTTCTACAAAGCGACCGTAGACAAGATGATGCGGAACAATCCGCAAATGAGGGAAGCGCTCGAGCAATTGCGGGGCTAGGCGAGCTTAACACGGTCGAGCAGGCGATATTCGACGGCTGGCGCTACCTCGGCTTAGATTCCGCGCAAGTCCTATCGAAGACACCGCGCGAGTTTTCGATAATGATGCGAGCTAACGTCGAGCGAATATATGACGGATATGAGCGTAAGGCTGTCGAGGCTTTAATGCGAGAAAATGCGCATAGGGCGAAGCGACCGAAAGCGGGCGACTTATTTAAGCGTCCTGTTGACGAGCTTGAAGCGAAGAATAAGACGGAAAATCTTAAAGAGAAAGCGGACCAGGCTACAGCTTGGCTATCGCAGTTTGAACAATTTAGCGATATAAGAGAGGAGGAAGCGAATGGCTAACGATATATTAGTTAAGATTGGCGCGGATATAAGCGACTTTTCGAGGAAAATGAACGAATCGAGTAGGGCGCTAGAGGATTTTAGCAAGGCGAATCAGCAAACGTTTGACGCGTTTAGACAGACTGGCGCAGCGGTAACCGGGGCGGGTGTAGCTCTATCCGCGGGACTAGGATTCGCGGTTAAGACGGCAGCTGATTTCGAGTCGGCGATGAGCGAGGTTCAAGCGATTTCCGGTTCATCTGCTGACGACATGGAGCTATTATCGGATAAAGCGCGCGAAATGGGGTCAAGCACGAAATTTTCGGCGACGGAATCTGCTGAAGCGTTGAAGTATATGGGACTAGCCGGATGGGATACCGAGCAAATGCTCGCAGGAATCGAGCCGACCCTTGACTTAGCGGCGGCATCCGGAATGGAATTAGCTCGAACGAGTGATATAGTAACTGACGCGATGTCTATGTTCGGAATGGAAGCCGAAGAAGCTGGTCGAATGGCTGATACGCTAGCAGCAGCGTCAAGCTCTACGAATACGGACGTTGACCAACTAGGCGAGGCGCTTCAATACGTAGGGGCTAACGCTCATGCTGCCGGGATGGACATCGAACAGACTTCGGCGTTTCTCGGAATATTAGCGGATAATGGGTTAAAGGGAAGCCGAGCAGGAACGACTCTTAACGCTATCCTCCGAGATATGAAAAAGAGCGCCGAGGATGGAAAGGTTGCGATAGGTGACCAAACGGTAGCTCTATACGATTCGGAAGGGCAAATGCGCGACATGACCGATATAATGGGCGATTTAATCGGAGCTACGGACGACATGACTGACGGTCAAAGAGACCAAGCGCTGGCGTCTATATTCGGGCAGGAAGCGCTAAAAGGATTTAATATTTATGCTAACGAAGGATCGGACGCTGTCAGAGACTTGGAAGGTAATTTAAGAAACTCCGAGGGAGCAGCAAATGACATGGCGGGGACTATGCAAGACAACCTTAACGGAGCTTTAACGGAACTTAAATCCGCATTTGAAGAGATTCTAATATCGATAGGATCAGCTTTAATTCCTGTTATAAAAGAAGTTGTCGGATGGCTACAAAAATTAGCGGATTGGTTTAATAATTTATCCGATAGGACTAAGACTGTTATCGCCGTTATCGCAGCGGTGGCGGCGGGATTAGCGCTGATAATCGGACCTATTCTTATGCTAGTCGGATTTATACCGATGATTGTAGCGGGGTTTGCTACGCTAGGAACGGTAATAGCAGCGCTTATGTCTCCGATAACGCTAGTTGTAGCAGCTTTAATAGCGGCAGTCGTGGCGATAATTATTTATTGGGAACCGATAAAAGAATTCTTTATTAACCTTTGGGAATCGATTAAGGAAATAACGATAGCCGTATGGGAGTCGCTTGTAGACGTATGGAACGCGGCGGTCGAATGGCTTAAGGAAATATGGCAAGGAGTTTCCGAATGGTTCGCGGAATTGTGGGAATCGATAGTCGAGATATTTACGGGAGTATGGGATTCGCTAATCGAGCAATGGAATGAATCAGTCGAGATGATTAAAGAGATATTCGCGCCAATAGCGGAATTCTTTTCGGAGGTGTGGGATAGCGTCAAAGAGACGTTTACCAATGTTTGGGACACATTAACTGAAATGCTTTCCTCAGTTTGGGATAATATAAAATCCACAGCAAGCTCTGCTTGGGAATTAATCAAGAACGTTATTCTCGGACCTATCCTCTTACTCATCGACTTAGTGACAGGAGATATGGAAGGTTTTAAATCAAATCTATCGGCGATATGGAATAATATTAAAGACGCTGCTTCGCGTATTTGGGAAAATTTAAAAGACGCTGTGCGTAATATTGTAGACGGCCTAGTTGACGCTGTTGTTAAATTGTGGGAAGGATTTAAAGACACATTATCAACAATAATGAATGGGATAAAAGATACAGCAAGCGAGGTTTGGGAAAATATTAAAACGTCTATATCCGATTTAGCTCAAGGCGCTAAAGACGCAGCTGTTGAAGCTTGGGAAACATTAAAAGAAAAAACATCTGAGGCGTTTAATAAAGTAGTGGATTTCATTACCGAACCCCTCGAAGATATTGACTTATTCCAAATCGGTAAAGACATTATTCAAGGATTAATCGACGGGGTCGGTTCAATGGCTTCCGCCGTTTGGGATAAGGCGACCTCGATCGCGGAAGGAATAGGCGGAGCAATTAAATCAGCGCTTGGAATCGCTTCACCATCTCGCCTAATGATTCAGTTCGGTAAATGGACGGGCGAAGGATTGGC